CGATGGTGCAGATCGACACCCTGGCGCGCAATTTTGGGGCTGGGGACGAGAACAGTACCGAGGACATGTCCACCTTCATCACCCACTTGGACCGCCACATCCGCCAGCGCTGGTCGTGCGCAGTGGTGGTTGTGCACCACAGTGGCCACAACATGGAGCGCGCACGCGGGAGCTCGGCGTTGAAGGCGGCGGTGGACTCGGAGATCGAGGTCAGCCGGGACGAGGCAGGCAATGTCCGCGTCAAGGTGACAAAGATGAAGGATGCCGAGGTTCCTCCGGAGATGATGCTGCGCTTAAAAGGCGTGGAGCTTCCAGGCCTATTTGATGAAGAGGGCGCGCCGGTGACCAGCGCGGTACTGGAGCTGGCGGGCAATTTGATTTTCAGCGTGGTGGCCACGCGCGACGACGGCACCCAGATCGTGGCCAGGGATGCGCTCGAAGTGCTGGCACGCGGCTGGCTCTCGGTACGCGGCCTGGGCGAGGCACTGTGCTGCAGCAAGCGCCAGGTGGACAAGGTGTTTACGGCCCTGGGAAAGTACAAATTCACCGCAGACAAGGCGCTGACCCTGGAGGGCACGCGGGCCTTGTCGACCACAGGTTTTCACCTGGTCCAAAAAGACAAGCCCATCTATTTGCGAGAGCAAGGGGGTGAGCTTTGAAATGCCCCGTTTGCTTTGTCTGGTCCTTTCGGCTGGAGACCAGGGTGCAGCCCGACAACACCGTCAAACGTACATCCGAGTGCGCCAATGGACACCGCTGGATCAGCGTGGAGCGGGTTGAGAGGCTGCTCAAAACCACCGGCAAAACCTTAAAAACCAAAGGATAGATCACCATGAGACTGACAGACAGACAGCGCGCCGAGTTACGTGCGGCAGCCGCTTTTGGCGTGGATTACATCGACATAGTGATTGAAGCCATTCGGTTGGAAAACCCTGGGGCCTTCATCAACGAGTCAAACCAGGAGCAGCGGGTCTTCTTTGATGAGCCCATGCAGTACGGTTTTGTGCTGCCGCACTTTGCTTTTGTGCACCGCTGGATACCCCGGCACGAGCGGATTTTGTGACAGTTTCTAAATAACCAAAATGCATATCAAACGTATTCTTTATCAAAAAAAGTGTCCCGGTTTGGGCGGGACAGAGGGGTGTTTTTGGGGTGTCCCGTCCCGGGTGGGACAGTTTGTTTGAGAATTTTTAAAATGTTCGTAAGCCCTTGTTTTTATTGGACTTTACTGTCCCACCTCAAGCGGGACAGTGCGGGACAGGCCCATTTGTCCCGCTGTCCCACCCCCTATAAGGGGGGGACAGTGGCGGGACACCTGTTCGGGGAGGTGCCATGGATACGGTTTATTTGACTTTGCCCTGGCCTCCGAGCGGCAACCATTCGGTCAAGCACACCCGGGTTGGCGGGCACTACCTCACCAACCATGCGCGCCAATACTTTGTGGAGGTTGCTTGGCGTGTCAAAACCGACCTGGTCAATCAGGGCACTTTGGATAAGCCATTGGCCGTGCGGTGTGTGTTGTTTCCGCCCGATCTGCGCAAGCGGGACATGGACAACGCCTGGAAGGTGATTGCTGACGCCGTGACCCGCTCAGGGCTGTGGGCTGACGATCACCTGGTGCGTGACCTGCATTTGCAGTGGGGTGAGAAAACCCAAGGTGGTCGGGTGCAGCTCAAGATCTCTGAGACCTCCCTTTTTCCTTGGTCCTAATAATTGAGAAAATCGTAATATGATTGTTAAATCTAACCATCAAGGGGAAGTCATGGAACCCAGTGACGACGACGGCGAGGATCAGTTTGCTTTTTTGATCCAGGCCTGCAAGGACATGCTGGTGCTGGCTTGCGCAGTGGGTGTGGGCTGCTTTGTGCTGGGATTTGTGTGGGAGAGATTGCAATGATCAGCGTCATTTTTATCCCCGTGTTGTTTGTTTGCGCCAACGGCCAGTGCAACTTCATGCAAGGGCAAACGTATTACACCCGTGAGTCTGAGTGCCGCGCAAGCATCGAGGCGCAGAAGCAAAACCTGCTCAAGATCTCGTCCAAGGCGGTCACTGCGATCACCTTGATCGAGGGCACGTGCATCACTGCACGGGAGGGGATGTTGTGAGCGGCTTCAACTCAAAACGCACCATGGCTGGCGACAAGCAGCGCCGGGTGGTAGCCGTCAACGAGAACGGCCTGCGCATCGGAGAGGGCCACCCCAACGCCCGCCTGACCGACGCGCAGTGCGACCGCATCCGGGATCTGCACGAGGACCACAACCTGCGCTACTCCCAATTGGCTGAGATGTTTCACGTGACCAAGAGCGCCATCGCAGGCATCTGCCAGTACCGAAGACGGGCGCAGACACCGTTTGGCTTTAAGACTTTGGAGGTGGACTGATATGGCCACAACAACCAAGCCCAAAATCGGCAAACTACCGAGCTTTACTGATGTGGCAAACGCGCCGGTTGTGACCGGTAAAGCGCGCTCCATGGCCAACCTGCGCAAGGGTGGTGGGCGTCCCAAAGGCGTGCCCAATGCCACCACCGGCGCACTCAAGGAGATGATCCTGGGCGCGTTGGACAAGGCCGGTGGTGAGGAGTACCTGGTCAAGCAGGCGCAGATGAATCCAGGTGCCTTCCTGTCGCTCATCGGCAAGGTGCTACCTACCGAGCTCAAGAACGCCGAGCCCGGTGGTTTTATCGTGCACGTGACCACCGGTGTTTCACGTGAATAAACGTGCAGTGCAACACGTGACCCATCAGTGACCAAAGAGGTAAAAGTTGGCCTGGGATATTTCCCGCGTGACTGGCAGCGTGAGTGCCACCGCACGCGCAAGCGCTTCACCGTGTTGGCGCTGCACCGCCGTGCCGGTAAGACTGAGCTGGCCATCATGGAGCTCTTGCATGAAGCCCTCAAGTTCAATCTGGACTTGGGCCTGTTCTTCTACGTGGCACCCTACCTCAAGCAGGCCAAGGCGATTGCCTGGGCCAGGCTCAAGGCCCGCGTGGAGTCCATGCGCCAGTTCGGCATGGTGGAGATCAACGAGTCTGAGCTTTCGGTCACCTTGAAGAACAACGGTGCGGTGATCCGCATCTTTGGATCTGACAACCCGGACGCCATGCGCGGGGTGCGCTTGGATGGGGTGGTGATTGATGAGGTGGCGCAAATCAAGCCCGAGGTGTGGAACGACACGCTGCAGCCCGCGCTCTCCGACCGCAAGGGCTGGGCGCTGTTCATTGGCACGCCCCAGGGCGTGAACCTGTTCTCTGAGCTGTACTACAAGGCGCAGAACACACCGGACTGGCACAGCGCCAAGTACACGGTCTACGACACCCACTCCATCGACCCTGATGAGGTCGAGCGGCTGCGCCGGGACATGGCCGAGACTTCATTCCTGCGCGAGTACCTGTGCGACTTCAGTGCGGCCGGTGACGACCAGCTCATCAGTTTGTCCGACGTGGAGGCTGCAGCGCAGCGCGAAGTGCGCCAGGACCAAGTGAGCTTTGCGGCCAAGATCCTGGGCGTGGACCCGGCTCGTTTTGGGGATGACCGCAGCGTGATCTTTCCCAGGCAGGGCTTGTCGGGTGCCACACCCATCATCTACCGTGGGATTGACAACATGGACCTGGCGTCCCGCGTGGCCGCAAAGATCGAGGAGTGGAAGCCCGACGCCACCTTCATCGATGCAGGGCAGGGCGGTGGTGTGATCGACCGGCTGCGCCAGCTTGGCTACGACGTGATCGAGGTGCACTTTGGTGGCCGGGCAAGCGATGCCAGGTACTTGAACAAGCGCGCCGAGATGTGGTTTGAGATGCGCGAGTGGATACGCCTGGGTGGCTGTATTCCCAATAACGTGGACCTCAAGCAAGACCTTGCTGCACCCATCTACTGGTATGACAGTGCCGGTCGGCTGCAGCTCGAGCCCAAGGACGACATCAAGAAGCGCGGCCTGCCTAGCCCCGACCTGGGGGACGCCCTGGCGCTGACCTTTGCGCACCCGGTGCACAAGCGCACGCCACTTGAGGAGTACGGTGGATCACGCAACCGGCTGAAGGAATACAACCCCTACGACATGACCGCACAACGCTAAGGCAAGCGGTGCGCGTACCGCCGATGTTGCGCTGTAAATTGGCGCAATATGAGCGCCATACCAGCCCTTGAGCAGCCTCCCATAGCCTTGGCCCTGTGCGGCCAGACAGATGCTGTGCGCGAGCTGGAGCGCCAGATGGCTGATCTGCCCCAGGTTGACTTGGGCACCAAGCACGTGGTGCATGCCGGTCTGTACGCACGCACCATCGTGATCCCTGCAGGCACCGTGCTGACCGGGGCTCTGACCAACTGCGACAACCTGTGCGTGGTCAGTGGTGACATCAGCGTGAGCACCGATAAAGGACTGCAGCGCTTCACCGGCTACCACGTGCTGCCAGCACGCGCTGGCTTTAAGCGCGCAGGCTGGGCGCATTCGGACACCCACTGGACCACCGTGGTGGCCACCGAGCTCACCGACATCCAGGCCATCGAGCGCATGGCCACCGATGAGGCGGACGTGTTGCAGACCACTACTTTGCGTTTGTGTGATCAACACGCAAATTCACATTCTTAGGAGAACACTATGGCTTGGGTGATT